AAGTTCTATTAGCAGTTCCTATACCTGCTCCTCTATTAATAATAGTAGCAATTTTTAATTGACCACTGGTAGATGCATTATCTCTTACTGGAGCATTATCTGAACTTGTTTCCCAATCATTAGGAACAGGCATAAAGTTAGTGGAATCAAACTTTGCAATATCACTAGGCTTAATAGTATAAAGGTATTTCCATATATAACCATCTCCACTATCACCTGCTGTTTTGGGTTCAAGATCTGTAAAAGTTGGTTGATCTAGAGAAGGTCTTCCACTAGTATTTTCTGGATTAGTACCATTTTGAAGACAAATATAAACTTTATAATCTTCATTTACTACAAAATATTTTCCAGCATATAAATTAGTTGCACCAGATGGTTTTGCTGTATTGGTTCTACTAATATCTCCACGATACATATCATAAGTTATACCTGATGTCCAAGTATTTTTACTAACAACTCTACGTATATCAGAAGAAGTAATCTTCTTCAATGCAATCATAGTATCCCAATAATCATCTTCTTGATCAAAACTATCCTTAGGCGCAGGAGGATTGGTATCCCATGTAGAAGAATAATTAGTAGCATTAGGTAAACCAACAAAAGCATAATATGAATTTGCTGAAGAAGTTGCTGTAGAAACAAAATTCTTCGCATTCAATATTCTAAGTTGATCAGTTATAATGGCTGACATTTTTACTTATTTTTTAGTTATTTATGTATTATAATTTAAGTATCTTAATGGATTCACTCTTTCAATAATAGGAGAAGTAGTTATACCAACTAATCCATCACTATTACCTGCATAAGAAGTAAATACTCTTGCTTTACCTCTTGGAGCAGTATCAATTCTACCCCAACTATATTCGCCAAAGAATTCACTATATCCCAATCCAGTTAGTCCATTATAATCTTGAACACTTACTGTTACTTGAGCAACATAGGTTAATCCAATTCCTATACCCATAGTTTGAGCAATAGAAACTTGAGCAACTTCATAAACATTATCTAAGAAAGATGTACCTATTCCAACTACAGTTCCATCTTGATATAGAGAAGTTACTGAAGCACCTACATTAGAATTAAATACTGTAAAATAATATCCAGTTGAAATTCCACTAACAGTTAATGCACTTCCAACAATAGCACCATCTCTAAACAATGATTCTTTTGGAAGAAGTAAGTCAAACACAATACCTGTAGATGCTACACCAACAGATGTTGTAG